GTCTTCCCACTTTGTGTACTACCCTCTACATATAATTCTTGTTCTTCTGTATTTGCTATATCATTAATCAGTTGATACTGTTTCTTCGATAGTTCCATCTGCATTCTCCTTATCTTGAAGTGCAGTTTCTATTTCTTTTATTCTTTTTTTATTTTTTGATATTTTTTTAGTTGTTTCTTTTTGACATTCACAACCTGTTATATCTTTTATTATTAATTCTTTATTTTCTAATTCAAGTTTAGTCTTTTCATCAACTATTCTTCCATTTGAGTTCTTGATTAAATATTTTTTACCTAATTTTATAAATTCCATTATATTTCCTCCAATTCTATTTCAACTCTAGGATTTTCTTTGTCATATTTTCCTATTGTTGTAAACTCTTGTATAACATCATAATTATCATCTACTATTATGTTAGCTTCTACTAATCCATCTAATAACATTTTATCATAATTGCTTGGATCATGTCGCCTTTTATCTTTAAAATAATATGTTATCTTCATTTTTACTTTTTCATATCTAGGATTTAACCCTATCGTACTTAATCTTATTAAATTATGTATTTTCTTTTTGTCTGCTTGGTATTCCCATATGTTAGTTCTACCAATGTACTTGTTTATAGTAGGTGGTATTGTATTAATTGTTATCTTCATACATTATTTTCTCCAATTCGCTATTATCTACTATGTTAATATTAATTTCAGGTGTATTTGTTTGTTCTTCTTCCATTTCTCCCATTAGTGCAAGTATTGCTTTAAAATTTTCTGCTTTTCCTTTTATAGCACTCGTTACTTGACCTAATAATATCAATTCTCTATATGTTTTTCCTGTTGATTTTCCTTTTTTGATATATTCTTCATCTAATAATCCTTCAAGTGTTTTTTTGAAAGTGGCTTTTTCTCTGCGTACTTCCCCAGAACGAATGCCACCTTTTTTACCATTTATCTTGGCTTCTTCTCGGCTTTGCTCACTCGTAAATGGTATTAAGTTATCTTCTTTTGCCACTTTCTCACTTCCTTTTTAATTGATAGATATGTATTATACCTAAAATACCATTTGTTAACCATATACTTATTGAATTGATACCTATTCCATAAATAACAAATAATATACAACCAATAATATTGATTATTCTTATGTATTTTATATTCTGTGGTATAAATGATAGTAATACTACTATTCCTGCTAATATTCCTAATATTTCCATAAATAACTCCTGTTTAGATCTTACAAAAACTAAAATATTAGATTTTTTTATTATTCTGCTATATAGTTTTTGATTTTATTAATAGATAATTTTGTAATAGGGTAGAATATTATTTCATATAATACTTCAAATAAAGTTCCACCTATTACCATAGATATTATAGCACTTATTGGTAATATTCCAAAAAAGCCGATAAGTGCAAATACTGCATTATCTAAAAATTGACCTACTATTGTGCTACTTATTGCTCTTATAAATAACGAATTTGGAAATTTATTTTTTAATGAGACCATAATTTTACTATTAGTTAATGAACCAATAATATATGCTGTAAAACTTGCAATGCTTATTCTTAAAGTTGTTCCTAAAATACTAGAAAATGCTTCTTGATTAAACCAAAATGCACTGCTAGGTAATTTAATTGCTAATGTAAATAATAATACACCTACAAAATTCATAATAAATCCTAGTAATACCATTTTTTTAGCATCTTTATAACCATATAATTCAGCAATTATATCTTGAATAATAAATACTATTGGTGATACTAATATTCCAGTTGTAACTGTAAATATTGCTATATCTATTTGTTTTGTTGCCAATATATTTTGAATAATAATTGCTCCTACATATATTCCAAACATTATCTTTAATATTTCATTTTTTTTCATTTTTTATTCCTCCTTGATTTTTTATAGCAGGGTTAGCTGCGAACTGCTTTTTATTATTTCCATTTTTTTGCATTCATATATTTTTGATATTTTATCCACTCTTTAAAATTATGAGCAGATAATTTACTACCATATGCTTTTTTATTTCCTTTTTGCAACGGTCTCGCTAATATACTCTTACCATCAAAAAAATGTATTTGTTGACCCATGCCTGCTGCTCTTACCCAACTAGCACTATCAACACTATAAAATTTAAAATTATCTAATATTTTAGTTTTTGTAAAACCTAAACCGTGTACTTTTACTCCTTTTGCATAAGCATAATCAACCATTTTTTTAATTAACGGCCATTCTTCTTTTTTAACATGAAATACTAATCCTCCTATTGCTACATATTTATAATTAGCAACCATATATTTCCAATATTCTATGCCTCTTCCTTTATGCCACACAGGAATACATTTTTTACCTGTTTCAGTTTCTAGTTTTTTTCTCATCATTTCTACAAATTCAATTCCAAATATTGTATCAACATCTAATTCAAAAAAATATTTTATATCATATTTATTTATAAAAGCAATATATCTATCTAAATATTCTAGCAATATTTCTTTGGTACATTTTGCACCATTCATATAACTAAATGCTCCGCTATCTAGTAAAAAATTTTCATTACCAACTCTATTTACTGCTTTTAAACAAGCACTCTCTCCACTAAAAAACGTTTCTAATACATATAATGGTGGGGAATTTTCAAAAACTTCTTCTCGTTCTTTACTAGACATTCCAGTTTGTGTCCCTGCTAAAAATATTCTCATATTTCTATTTTTTCCCCACAATTAGGACATATTATTTCTTTTTTATCATCTTTATTTTTAGTTATCTCTGTATCTTGTACAAATTCACTATCATCTATATCTAAATTAATATCTAAATCTTCAAATCCAAAATCACTCATATCTATATCTAAATCAGAAAGTTCTTCTTCTAACAATTCAAAATCCCATTCTGCTTTTTCACTTACTTTATTATCTGCTAATCTAAATGCTTTTATTTGTTCTTCTGTTAAATCATCTGCTACTATACAAGGTACTTCATCTAAACCTAATTCTAAACTTGCTTTATATCTAGTATGTCCTGCTACTATTACTCCATTTTTATCAATTACTATTGGTACTTTAAATCCAAATTCTTTAATTGAATTAGCAACATATTCTACTGCATCATCATTAAATCTTGGATTATTTTCATAAGGTTTTAATTCTTCTATTTTTTTATATACTATTTCCATTTTTATTTCCTCCTTAAATTACAACAGTCTTCTTTATTTGGATTATAATTATTTTTCCAATATTCATATGCTTTATCTTCATCTTCACATACACTTATTTCAGGTATTTTTATTTTACTTATTATTCTCTGTTTTTCTTCTAACGGCAAATGTTCATAACCACTTTGTTTTATTGTATGTTTACTATAATCTATATTAAACCATTTTCTAATCCAATGGTTAACTCTTAAAAATTCAACCTGTGCTTTTTTAATTCCTAAATTATTTAATTTATCAAAATCTATATATTCTTCTATTAAAGGGCTTAATCTTATTGCTACATCAAATCCATTTTCTTGTAATTTTAATATAGCATTTATTCTTTTACTTGGTAAACTTGCTTTCTCATAATCTAATTTTTTGTATAATTCATCATCTAAACAAGTTGTAGTTATTTGAAAATGCGCTAAATCTTTATCATATATCTTTAAATATTCATCTCGCGCTACTATATCACTTTTAGTTACTATTAAATATTCTATTTTGTATTTGTTTAATAATTTAATTGTTTGATATGTTGTACGATATTTTAGTTCTATTGGTTGGAAACAATCAGTCATTCCACCCAATCTTACTATTTTAATTCCATTTTTTTTTGCTCTTATAATAGCATTCCTTATATCTTTCATATTGCCTACAACTGGTTTTTGACTATTCCATAGGCCCCTAAATTCTAACAAACTTTTAGCATAACAATATTTACAATCATGTTGACAACCACAACCATAGGTATCTAATCTTGTTGTATACATGCATTTTGATTTTTCATTACCTTCAACTTCTTTATAAAATAAACTAAATGATTTCATTATTTTCCTTTCTTTTTAGGTGCTACCTTTGGTAGTTTTTTAGGTGTTTCTTTATTCCAATGTTCTACATTCTTTTTGCCACCTAATGCTTTTATTCCAGCAGGGCTATTTCCCCATGCTTGTTGTTTCTTGCTAACGAATGGCATTTATTTCATCTCCTTTATATTTACTATTATATAACTCTCCTTGCTTTGTTAAGCTATTTGGTGTATCTTCGTTGTAATAATAAATTATCTTTGTTATGTTTGCTCGTTTTCCTTTACGAACTCTATTATTAAAATCATAATCTTCTGCCATTTTTAATTTTGGATTAAATCTTTCGTTTCCTATTAAATCTCTTTTATAAATACAATTCCATACACAACAATTCCATTTTGGTGGTTCTTCTCGTATAATAATTTGGTTAGTTTTACCTTTCCAACTTATATAACAATAATCCCATTCTTCTTTGGTTTTGTTTAGTATTGTTTGTATATAATCATCACTTACTAAATCATCTGCATCGATAAAGACTATATATTTACCTTTTGCATTGTCTAGTCCTATATTTCGTGGAATACTAGCACCACCACTATTGTTTTCTAAATGAATTACTTTTGCTTTGAAATTATCTAATACTTTTTCATTGCAACCATCATCTACTATAATCCATTCTACTTGGTCGGTTAATTGTGGTGTTATGACTTTTGCTAATTCTATTATATATTCTCTTACATTGTAGTATGGAGTTATTATGCTAATTAACAAATCCTCGTTTTTCATAATCTATCTCTATTCCTTCCTTTTTAAAGAAATCTACTACTTCTCTTGCCCATTTACCTTTTACAACTCC